GTCATCGGGCCGGAATATTCGCCGGATTCTGTTCTTGCGACGGCCAACTGGTTTTGCCGATCACGCTCACGCTCCTGAGCGCCTGTCATATATTGGCCATAGTCAACAGGCTGCTGGACGCGTGATCCGACTTGGCCGGTCACGGGATCAATGAAGAAGCTGTCGATAAACTCTTTCTGCGCTGGTCGTCTCGCCGCAAGCTCGGCAACAGATTGCTCGTACATTGGCGCGGCGCTGTAGCCAGACACGCCGCCCGCATATTGCGTTGGCGGGGCCATGCCGCCCATGACGTCTGCCTGAGACATCTGCGGCCCCAAGCCAAACGCGGATGCAACGTCAGCGGTCTGCTGGAAGCCCGCCTGCTGGAACGGCGTAAACGCGGCAACATCTGGCCCGTAATATGGCACGTACCCAATCTGGCTGATGCCTTCGGCTTTTGCCAAGTTACGGCGCGCCGCCTCTTCAATGTATTCTGGGATCGTAACTGATGACGTTGTTGACCCGCCCTTGCCGCCTGACATTATTCAAACTCCTTCACATATGAAGCATGCAGTGGCGTCCAGCCATGCGCCTTCAGTGGTTTCTTCCAGCCAAACCGGCCCGTCATGGTCAACGCAGAGCATCCTTGCGCTTTTGCCCATGCTATCACATCTTCATGCATTTCTAAAATCTGATCCAACTCGCCGCCGCCAAGAAACACGTTTAAAACTTTCTTTCTCGGATATACCACTATTTCGGTCACTATGCACCCCCTCGGCGTGGGCCAGAGCTGCATCGTTCCTTTGTATATACCTTCGGCCACGTCGATGAAGTCATGCGTGCCGCCGGAATGCTCCAAGGCAGCCTCAATCCAGTCACGGCATCTCTCCAGCTCTTTATCCATGAAGCCTCGTAATTGCTAAGGTTGACGCGGGTATCGCTGGCACCGGCGAAGACGCTGCGGTGTAATTCAGAAAGCCGCTTGTGCTGTCGATCATGTAATTCACTTCCAAGTAGTCATTCGCCGCAACAGTGAATATCTGCGTGCGCGACGTGACCAGCGTGGCGTTATTCTGGTGCAGCGCAGTGGTCATGCCGCTATCTGCCACGTTGGTTCCGTTTACGCTGGGCCAAAAATAGAAGTGAACAGTGCTGGCTGACGTTGATGATATTTGCGCCGAGAACGATACAACATATTGGCCCGCCTCCTCGAACACGATGCGCGACGCTGGCGTGCCTTGCGTGATGCCGTCATTGCCTGTGGGCGCGTCATATGTGAGCTTGTACGCCGTGTTGGCGGCAACAGGCGTGACGTCTGACGTCAGGATGAAATCAGCGTGGCCATCTTCCAGCACGATCTGCCGCCACTCGCCGTTTTTGCTGACAACGGGATACAAGTTTGTGCGATCCCACATCAGCACGCCATCTTCTGCTGCGCTTTCGCCGCCCGTCTGCTGCACAAGCGGTGATCGCGTCTGACCAAGATAGAGCATCATGCGCCGCGCCCATGACTTCCAGTCATCGCCCTGCGGCTCTGGTGCGCGGTACTGCTGCGTCATCTACGTCCACCCGCAACAGTGTCCAGTCGGTTTATGCCAACGCGCCAGTCGGCAAGCCTTGCCCCGTCAACGCGCATCCGCACCTGACGGCCAGTGAAGCGCATGCTGGTTGGGTTGGCCATGCTAAACGGCCCGTATGATCTCTCGGTTCCGTTTGGATAGAAACGCGTCTTAAACGTTGCGCTGACATCGCCTTGCGTTTTTTCGTCTGGGATCATCTCCGTCACGCTAATGACGTTATCGCCGGTGCCAAGCATAATCGGGCCGGTTTCCGCGAACGGCGTCAAACCGCCATACTCGAAGCCGATCTCATGCTCGTATATCTTCTTGTCTGACGGATCAAACATCATCGGCTGCCTGAATGTGCCGGAGTCAGATCCTGCCGTGCGCGCCAGCTCGCCAATAGACCACGTGTTCTCGACGTAATTATACACGGCGTATCTGTTGTTTTCGTTTGATGAGCTGGACGGGTAGAACCACCATATCTCGCCAAAGTCGCCATTTGACATGGCAAACGCCTTGCTGATTTGCGCGCGGTTGATGTCGTTAAACACGTAGTCAGACACGTCGCTCTGGATCTCCTGCACGCCGCCGCCGGTGTAGGCGTAAAACGCATGCACGCCCATCCAGAAGCACCCAGCGTCAACCTTGGCATATGCAAGATTAGCCGCAAGCCCGCAGGCTGCGCCAACGCGCTCAATGCCGTACACATATGGCGGTCCGATATAGTTGGCGACATGCGCGTCTGTCGTTGTCAGGATAAGCGTCTGCCCGCGAACATTCACGCCAGCCATAATCTGCCCGCTCGTCTGCAGCTCAAGATCGCCAGCCTCGTTTGTCGCGGCAGGCGTCCACGTCGTATTGTCTTCGCGGTCAGACCACTGAACAAGGCGTGGATTGCCGCCTGCGCCGAGACACATCAAAAAGCGCTCTGCCGTGACAACAATGCTGCGGTTATTGACTGGCGCGTTGGCGACCTGCGCAGCAATCGTGCCGGTGTTAAGCTGCCATTCATAAACCTTGCCGTCGTCTTCGTTATTGGCCAGCAAGTATTCGCCCCACGGCTGCAACGACCAAGCGGTCGCTGGCTGGATGCGTACAGTGTCTGGCCGCGCAACGCCGTATGCGTAGCTGCCAAATAAGCCGCCGCCGTATCCAGTAAACGCTATAGCGTCTTCGCGGCCAGCGGTCAGGCCGCTCGGCGTGATGTCGAATTGATTTCCTGCGCTGTTGTAGACGTAAAGCTTGTTATACGTTCCGGCAGCAATCCAGCGGTCGCTGCTGTTGTCGATCCACGTTGTCATGCCGCGCGTGATCGCAGCGGTTGCCGTGTCAGATCTCTTACGCCAACCCTTGACCGGCTGCATCGTGCCGTCGATCCAACGTATCAAGCTTGCATCGCGCCAGCGGCCCATGCTCTGCAAGTCGGTGCCGTTGCGGTAAACCCCAGCGGGTACGTCTAATCTAATCAGAGCCATCGTTGCCTCGTTGGTGTTGCGCGCTTGCCGCAGTGTAACACATGACCATTTGATGCGCAAAAGGGCAGCGTTTTGCTGCCCCTAGCGTTTTCGTTGTGCTGCGCGGCTATTCCGCGTCAGGCTCAAGGGCGGCTTTTAGCTCGGCCATGAAGCCTTGCCTGCCCATCTGAAGCTGCACCAAGTTAAACTGCGCAGAGCCGATCTTCTGGTCTAGCGAATTGATGTGATTTATGCACATCTTTGCAGTGTCGCTCAGTTGATCTTCGGTGTATTCCACATCGTCAATCGTAATGACCTTTTTGTCTTCAGTCACGTTGATCTCCTTTCAAGTTATGCTGCCCACGGAACTCCGTCAGCAGTCGTTGGATTAGCTATCGCATCAATCTTAGCAGCAATAGCAGCTTCAGTATCCTCTTGGGATACATGACCCCAGACCCAGCCTTGAGCTTGAGCCTCAGTAATATCTGCATAAGGTGTAAAGTCGGACGCAGAGGTATCATACTCTAGACCACAAGTGCCATAAGCTGATGCTGTGTTGCCATCGTCATCAACGCCTGTGCAGCGCCAATGAGCAATGTAAACGCCACCATCTGATGTGTGACGCTCAAGGGTTGGAATAGTCCAAGTGTAAGTTACAGCCATTATTCTGTCTCCTGTGCTGCTAAGTGTGCGGCATAGGCATCCTTGACCGCTTGGGTGTGAACTGCGTTACATATGGCTTGAACCTCTGTGCTTTCACCTGTGATGTCCGATGCATCTGGTGCAACGACATGGCGGCTAAAGGATCGGCTGATCTCTACACCGTCACGCTTAATGACCGTGGCTGTGCGCACCTGAACGTGCTTGAAGTCGCCTACGATCTCTATTTTGTCTTGTACTGTTTCTTCTGTTAGTGCCATCGTTTATCTCCTTTATGGCTTGGACTGACTACCCTGTGATCCAACAGGGGTGTTTATGCTGTTTTACTATGAAGTCATGTATGACCACGATAAATACATAGTCGTGCTTGATGAAGTGTCTGCGTGTTGTAGCTGAGTAAATGAGTTATTTACATATAGAATAATGCTATTGGCTCCACTGCTATAACCGCCTGTAATTGGACTTCTGCTTAAATTTGTGTATAACGTTCCGATAGTCAGTGCTGCATTAGAAGAAACAGCAGTGAAAGGAAGCTGAACACGAAACTGATTGGTACTGCTGTTATCAGAAATACTATCAATCGTACAATGACAGTGTACAAACCTTCCAATCTTTGTATATCTTGCGTCACTAAAATTATATGTTCCTGAAAGTGGGGTACTGGTAAACGTCCCCTCCTCATAGTCATCCAGCTTATTAGCCGACCCAGTGCCGCCAAGGTATACACCGCCAGACAGGAATAAGTTATCCCATTGAGTGCCTGTATTACCTAAGTCTACACTTGAGACTGTGGGGGTCATTTGCAGGTTGCCAGTCCAAGCACTATTGTAAAGACCAACAATTTCCTGCAACTCAAGATAACGAGTGCCAGATGTTTTTATCTCAAGTTGATTGGTTGCAGTCCCAATACTCCCCACAGTGGAGCCGTCTTTGCGGAACACTGCAATATCGCCATCTGAGGTTTGACGGTTAAGATACAAAGACACGTCTGAATCAGTGCCAACGATAATCTGCTTTTGACTTGAGCTTATGGATATATTCTT